GGCCAGTGCCCGCCGGTAGTGGCGATCGATACAGTGGACTGGATGGTCCAGCGGATCGCCGAGTATGTGGTGCATGACCTCGGCGAAGATGCACGCGACGACCTGACCAACACAATCGGATCGTCGCACGGCGGATATTTCAAGGCCAGGGAGATAATTCAAAACGTCGTATACAGAAAACTGCTTCCGTTGTTGAATAAATTGTCGGACAAGGGGGCCGCGATTTTGCTGTTGGCCCACGCGGCTAACACGAAGATCACGACGCCGGAGGGCTTCGACCAGCGGCTCGCCGCGCCTGACCTGCCGTCCTGGATCATGCCTCCGTTTATCGAGTGGGCGGATTGCGTGCTCTACGCACACAAACGAGACGGGACTGGCGAGCGGGTACTGCTGACTGAGGGCACCAACATCATCCTGGCGAAGAACCGATACTCAATGCCCGCCGAAATCAAACTTTCATGGCCCGCCGTTATGCAGGCTATAACCAACAAACCAAAGAATAAGGATAAGTAATTATGGCTAATCTCGGAAATTTCAACGCGAACGAAGTCGAGCCGAACGCGCCCTTCGAGCCGATCCCGGCCGGAAAGTACGTGGTCGCAATGACCGCATCGGAAAAGAAGCCGACGAAGAAGGGGGACGGTCATTATCTCGAATTGGAGTTTACCGTTACCGGCGGCGAATATAACGGCCGCAAGATATGGGATCGTCTATGTATCGAGCATCCCAACAAGCAGGCCGTCGAGATCGCACGCGGCAGCTTGTCGGCGATCTGTCGAGCAGTCGGGGTCATGCAGCCTCGCGACTCCATCGAGTTACACAACATCCCGCTCGTGGCCGTTGTCAAGGTCAAGAAACGGGCCGATAACGGCGAACTTACAAACGAAATATCGGGATATCTCCCGAAGGTCCATACCGAAACGGCCGCCGAGCCGGACTCCTCCGAACCCGCCCCCTGGGCATAACGAAAGGCGCGAACTATGACAGACGACAAAACGGAAAAGGTCGCTACAATAGTCGAGACGTGCGACGGCGTGGTCATGGCGGAATATTGGTCCATCTACGATCATGAATATGAACACTGGCTAACCTACGATCAGACGAACGGCCAGCCGCAATGGTCGCAAGACCCGGACCTCCGCTGGGAATTCGAGACCATGGAAGACGCGCAGCTTGTCCTGGACTCGATTGAACGATACCGGAACGGCGACGCCACGGACTGGCAATCGCTCGGGGACGATTACGACGCATGAGGGAATATCGATTACCATGGCCGCCCAGCGTCAACCGATACTGGCGGCACGTCGGTAGCCGCGTCCTGATTAGTCGGGAGGGCCGGGCGTTCCGCGAGAACGTCCGGGCCCTCCTGGGCGGCGGGCGGTATCCGCCGCTCGCCGGACGGATCGCGGCCACAATCGATGCGTTCCCGCCAGACCGCAGACGCCGCGACCTGGACAATATCCAGAAAGCAACACTAGACGCACTGGAAAAGGCCGGGGTCTACGAGGACGACAGCCAAATTGACCTGCTGTTGACGCGCAGGCGCCCGGTAGTCAAGCGCGGCGAACTGATCGTATCAATTTACGATTTGCCGATACGCCGATGCATACATTGCGGCCAAACCATGCCGGAAGGAATCGAAATATGAAAAAGAAACGAGTCTACATCGCCGGGCCAATGACCGGAATCGAGGGACACAACTATCCCGCGTTTTTCGATGCGGCGAAGGATATTGAGGCGCGGGGGTGGGAGGCAATCAATCCCGCCGAAAACTTCGGGGGCCGAACCGACCTGCCGCGCGGCTCTTACATGCGGGCCGATTTCGAGGAGCTTTGCCGGTGTGATGCGATTTACATGCTGCCCGGGTGGCGAAAGTCGCGCGGCGCTCGGGCGGAATATCTGGTCGCACGCGAGTGCGGGCTCGAGGTCAAGGGCGATGCCGACGGCGGCTGGCTCTTCCCGCCCGTATCCGTATCGTTGTATCAGCACGATTCGATACGTGAACCCGAGTCTATCCTGGACGAAGCGAAGCGAATCACGGGCGGCGATCGGCAGAATGACTACGGACACCCGCGCGACGATTTCGAGCGCACCGCCGCGATCTGGAATGTCGTGCTGGCCGACAATCTGGCCGACGGTAAGAAAATCGAGGCATCGGACATCCCGATATGTATGATCGGCGTCAAGGTGGCCAGACATGTACATACGTCGAAACGTGACAACCTGGTCGATATCGCGGGCTACGCCAGGACCGCGGCTATGGTGGAGGGCTACGAGGAATGAAGTTCAGAATCGCAAACTCACGACACGATCCGAGCCGAATTCCGGCCGGCGTTACCAGGCTCAAAAAGCTGCTCGACTCATTGCCCGACGGCGAGTTATTGACCTATCGCGATATCGAGCTTCGCGGATGCGGTAGCCAGAAAACCACAACCAACGCGATCACACATCCGGTCATGTCCGAATATTCGACGTTCGGCCTGATCCCCGCCCAGGGCTGCCAGCGGCGTGCCCGGTTATTCGCCAACAAAAAAACAATCGCCGCATACAATAAGGAGTTCGGCGAATGAAAATAGACGAACTTAGACAAGCGAAAGCCGATGCGTCCGAGCAACTATGCGTCAATAACGCATCGTTGAAAAAACAGTTGCAGGAGACCCTCGACGCGCTCCAGACGGCGCTACAGGCTAAAGATCCGCCCAGGGCTCCGAAAGTGACGACAAAACTCAAGGCCAGCCATAGGCGAGTATTCGTCGGCGATCTGCACGGCTACTACCAGGACGCGGCGGCGGTCGATGCGTTTATCGCCGATATGAAAAAGATACAGCCTGCTGTCATATGCTTACTTGGCGATATGCTGGACTGTGGCGGGTTCCTGGCCGAACATCAGACGCTCGGTTTCGTGGCCGAGGGCGAGTACTCATTCGCCGACGATGTGCGTGCGACCGCCGACTTCCTGGACCGCCTGCAAAAGGCCTGCCCGAACACGGCGATCGATTACCTCGAAGGCAACCACGAGCAGCGCATCGAAAAATGGTGCATTACTAAGGCGCTACGAAGCCCCATCGACGCATCGGCATTGTACAATCTGTTCAACCCGGTCATTGTCCTTGGCCTGGAGGCCAGGGGCATTGATTACATTCGTCAATCGGAATTTGCCGATGGGGTTTCCATCCGCGGCACCAAGCGGTATGGGACCGATCATGTGAGCGTTTTCGCGACGCACGGGATCACGACCTGCAAGCACGCGGCGGCCAGGCACGTCGAGCGGTTCGGCGGTAATATCGTTTACGGGCACACGCACCGGGCGGACAGCTACATAATCAATACCGTCGCATCGACGGTTATCGGCGCATGGTCGCCGGGCTGCCTGTGCGAGCGCGTCAGGCTGTGGAATCACAATCAGCCGGACAACTGGACGACCGGATACCACCTGCAACTGGTGGCCAAGTCAGGGCTCTTCCAGCCAATTAACGTTCACCTGGTCAAGGGCCAGAGCATGATCCGCGAATTTCTTACATAAGAAAAAACACAGGAAAGGAACTAGATATGAGCGAACTATCAAAATGCGAATATTGCGGGAATGAAGATAATATGATGAACGCACCACGGCTGGAAACGAAACAATGGCAAATCTTTTGCCACGTGTGCCAGTCTCGCGGGCCGTTGCGGAGCGATCGGGAAGGCGCGGCCGACGCCTGGAACCGAATACAAGAAGAAATCAAGATCGGCCGGAAGGTGCGGGATGTCCTGCCGGAAGGAAAGCAACTGATACCAGATGGACCTTGGTACGGCACGAAATCCGGCGGAGGGCAAACAGTTCACTGGCCGACGGAGCCGGTCGAGAAAACCGGCCTCGACTGGCTCAAGAGCTTGCCGATAGGATCGCGGCGCGTGGCGGGTTCCGCCGACAAAGCGAGATTCGTTGTTGTAAGAGACGGAGTTGTCTATGTTGACCGCAAGGAGTCTTGGTCCTGGTACAGCGTCGAATTCTCGGCGTACGATTGGGTCACCCAGGCATCACCCGAAACCTGCCCGGAGTGGGAGCCGACGGACTAGAGACGAATCAACAGAACCAGTTACGAGCCAGGAGAAATTATGAGCGAAATATCAAAATGTGAAAATTGCGGGCATGGCGATGATCTTATAAGAGATTGCCTACCCGCCACGAGGCAAGTGCGCATCATTTGCGGTTGGTGTCAGACACATGGACCGGTGCGCAACGGCCAGCCCGACGCGGTCGACGCCTGGAACCTAATGCAGGAACGAATCGAGATTGGCCAACAGATGCAGGATGCCCTTCCGGACGGTTGGCGAATGGTTTCGGATGGGCCTTGGTATAGCACGCGCCCAGACGTATCAGCATCTCTACTATGGTCCATCAAGCGAGTCCCCCAGCCGGAGCAGACACCCGAGCAAAAGCTGCTGTATTATCTGCTCGATGAGATCAAGCGGGCCGCGACATACGGAGGCGCGAACTATCGCCCCGATCGCTGGATTCAGAAGATCGAGGAAATACTGGACGGAAAGGAGGCCGGAGAATGAATGATCCGAAACGAATATATCTTCAGCCAGACGAATACCCGGACCAGGACGCCGCGCCTCACGAGGGTCGCACATGGGCGGAGACCGATATCAGCGGGCAAGACACAGAATACGTGCGGGCCGATCTGTACGACGAGCTCCAAGAGATCGCGAAGCAATGCCCCAAAACGAACGATGGCAAGTGCATGGTGCCCGATGGCATGTATTCTGCCCTTGTCGTCGACCCATACGCCGAGGAAGAAGATCCCATGGTTATGTACGTGGTATGGTGGGCCAGCGGTCAGCGAGACGGCGAGGCTTGCGAATTCCTGTCGCTGGAGCCGGATCATCCGCTGGAGGATTTTGCTGTCCTGTCGGTCTACTCAACCCGCGAGGCGGCGGAGCAGGCGAGAAAGGACGGCAGCAAATGAATGACCCAGAGCGAATATATCTTCAGCCGGACTATTACCCGGCCCCGGACGCCGCATCCCACGAGGGCCGCACATGGGCGGAGACCGATATCAGCGGGCAAGACACAGAATACGTGCGGGCCGATCTGTACGACGAGGTGAAGCACGAACGGGACGCAGCGATGGGTCGTTCACACGCCATTATTATCGGGCGGGAGGGTGATTTTCGGTTGGACAGGCACGAGATCTGCGTTTTGATGGTAGTGGCCGCACTGTTGACGACGGTCCTTTTAGTGGCGGTGCGGGCCATGTGGTAGAACCGGGCTATTCCGAACGCAAAAAAAAGGAATCGAAACATGAGCATATTTGAAATCATCGTTGAACTATTTGTCGCCGCGCTGCTAACGGCGATTACCGTGATTACGATATGGGTCGCTTTCCAAGGATGAAAAATGCAAGAAAAGATCGAACTACGGCCATATCAGGCGGACGCGGTGTCGGCCGTCTACGAGCATCTACGGACACGAGACGACCACCCATGCGTCGTCATCCCGACGGCTGGCGGCAAGACGCCGGTCATGGGCGCCATATGCAGAGACGCCGTTACGAGGTGGGGCGGCCGCGTCCTGATCCTGGCCCACGTCAAGGAACTGCTGGAACAAGCCGTCGAAAAGCTGCATATAATGGCGCCCGACCTGTGGGACAAGATCGGCGTCTATTCCGCCGGGCTAAAGAGCCGCGATACCGAGCATCCGATAATCGTCGCCGGTATCCAGTCGATCTATAAGCGGGCCGCGGAACTCGACGCATTCGATTTGATCCTGATCGACGAAGCGCACATGCTGCCGCCCGACGGCGAGGGCATGTACCGCCAGTTCCTGGCCGACGCGAAGATCGTAAATCCACGAATCCGGATGATTGGGTTGACCGCCACGCCGTACCGGATGTCGTCGGGCATGATCTGCGGGCCCGACAACCTGCTTAACCACGTATGCTTCGAGGTCGGTGTCCGCGAACTTATCGCCCAGGGCTACCTGTGCCCGCTGAGATCAAAGGCGGGCGCCAGTAGGCCGGACACGTCAGGCCTGCATATCCGGGCGGGCGAGTTCATGCCCGCCGAGGTCAATGATCTCATGGACTCTGATGCGTTGGTAGAATCGGCATGCCGCGAGATACTGGACGAAACAAGCGACCGGCGGAGCACCCTGATATTCGCCGCCGGGGTCGATCACGCGAAGCACGTTCAGGCTGTGCTCGGCGGGTACGGTTACGATTGCGGATTCGTGTGCGGCGAAACGCCCGCGACTGAACGGGCGGAAACGCTCGACAGATTCAAGAACGGCGATATTCAATATTTAGTCAACGTAAATGTCTTGACAACCGGATTTGATGCTCCTAATATTGATTGCGTGGCGCTATTGAGGCCGACGAATTCGCCAGGCCTGTACTATCAAATGGTGGGCCGCGGGTTCCGGCTACACCCGGGCAAGCAAAATTGCCTGATCCTGGACTACGGAGGCAACATCATGCGGCATGGGCCGGTTGATGCAATGGAGATCGGGACGCCGGGCAAGGGCGACGGCGAGGCGCCGGCTAAGGAATGCCCAGGCTGCATGGCCCTGATACATGCCGGTTATTCGATATGTCCCGAATGCGGACACGAGTTCCCGCCGCCAGTCCGCGAGAAGCACGATCCGAACGCATCGACCAAGGGCGTTATGAGCGGCGAAGTCACCGATACAGTCTACGAGGTAGACGACGTTTTTTTCGCAGTCCATCGAAAACGAGGCGCGGACGACGATCACCCGAAAACGATGCGGGTCGATTATTCAAGCGGCCTGAACACCTACAACACCGAATGGTGCTGCCCGGAGCATGAGGGTTATGCGCGTCAAAAATTCGAGAAGTGGTGGCGTGACAGGTCATGGGACCCGCCGCCGAGCACCGCGGCCGAGGCTGTCGCGATCTGCGAGGCGGGGGGGATCGCGGCGACGGAGTCAATCACCGTCCGTAACATTGCGGGTGAAAAGTTCGACCGAATAATCGACTACGTGCTCGGCCCGAAACCGGAACAGCAAGACCGCCAGGCCGAGTCCGACTACTCGTGGGCCGAAGAAGATGATATTCCGTTCTGAGCATATTGCCCGGCGGGCGGCCCACAGAACACCAACCCAGGAGAATGAAAAATGAGCAAACGGAAAAAAAGGCGGCCGCACATGACGCCGCGCGCCGAATGCCCGAATTGCGGCGGGCGGGTGGAAGAAGAATGAGGCGAACCCTTTTCGACAAAGCGATGGACGAAGTGGCTATTGACAGGCTGCGGGAGTTCGAGCCGGAAGCGTTGGCGATGCACCCAGACGGCTACTGCTTTATGGACTCAGGAGGGAAAGATTCGTCGGCGACCGAGGAACTGCTCAAGCAGTCTGGCGTAGCATACACGGCGGAACACAATAATACGACAGCCGACCCTGCGGAGGTCATCTATTTTATCCGCAGTAAAAAATACGTCACGATTCACAACCCGCCAATGAGCATGTGGGCGTTGATCCGCAAAAAGGGGATGGCCCCCAGGCGGAGCGCCCGATTCTGTTGTCAAGAGCTGAAAGAGCGTGGGGGGCACGGACGCTTCGTAGTTACCGGCGTCAGGTGGGGCGAATCTCTGAGGCGATCGAAAAGACAAATGGTTGAATCGTGTTATCGCGACAAAACCAAACGATATCTTCATCCGATCATCGACTGGACTACCGCCGATGTCTGGCAGTTCATCAAGGAAAACGGCGTCCGGTACTGTAAGCTATACGACCCTCCCTATAATATGAAACGAGTTGGATGTATTTTGTGCCCGATGGTTCGGGACATATCCCGGCAAATGGAATTGTTCCCCGCGACATGCCGGGCGTGGGAGCGAGCAGTCAAGGCGACATTTGACCCCGACAAGGGCGGTAATTTCGCCAACGCCCAGGAGTATTGGGAATGGTGGCTGGATCGGGACGCGCCGTCAAGAGCCGGCAGCGACGATCCGGTATTGTTTGAGGACAATCCCGAGGCTGTAGAGTGACTTTGATTCAGAGCGGACTGCCCGTCAGTAGTTGGCCCGAAACCGGATCAGCAGGATCGCCAGGCCGAGACCGACTACTCGTGGGTCGATGAAGATGATATTCCGTTCTGAGCATATTGCCCGCCGGGCAATTAACCGAAAATAGACAGGAGAAAACAGAAAATGGCCGAAAAGAAAAGAACAGTTTTTGATATTGTGGGCGACTTCGACGCGCTCAACGAGGTACTGGCCGAGACAGGCGGCGACCTGACTGATCCGGAAGTCGAGCAAATTTACGAGCAGTTCCTCGCAGAAATCAAATCGGATTTCGCCAATAAGGCCGACGGATACGCCCGCGTCCTGGCCGACATTCAGGGCAAGATCGACGCACAAAAGGCTGAGGTTGACCGGCTCAATGCATTGATAAAATCGAATAAGGGCAAGGCCGATCGGCTCCGGTGGCTGCTCCAGACGGCCATGATCGCGACGGGCTACCGGAAGGTAGAAACGAATCTGCATGTATTCACGATAGCCAAGAACGGGGGCAAGCAAAAACTAGACATCTACGACCCGCACAAGGTCCCATCGATCTTCTCCGTTACCAGGACGGTGACGGAAATTGATAAAGACCGGCTCCGCGCCAGCCTGGAAACGGGTACGGAGATCCCAGGCGCCGTGCTCATGGAACGCGGCGAGAGCCTGCGGATTCGATAAAAACTCAAAACAAGGATTGACGAAAATGAACGTATCAATTGAACAATCAGTATTGGCCGACGCATTGAACTTCGTCGGGGCGGCGGTATCCAAAAGGGCGCCGAAGTGGGTCTTGCGATGTGTGCTGATATCGGCACATGACGGCAAAGCCGGCCTATCGGGCACACAACTCGACATTACGGCGGCCAGGACGATTCAGGCGGCGGTCAACCGGTCGGGCAAGGCGCTGCTGCCGCTCGATATTGTGGCCGGAATCGTCCGCGAATGCCGAGGCGAGACGATCAATATCAAAACCGACGACGACGGGATGCTCGAAATATTGGCCGGTGACGCCAAGTTCCGGATCAATACGGCGGACCTAGCCGAGTTCCCCGCGACCCCGGAGCCGGAGGGAAAAACACACATAAAAGTCGATGCGTCTAAACTATTCGCCGCCCTCGACCACGCGATCCCCGCGACGGCCCGTGAAAGTTCGCACTACGCGATTTCCGGGATATTGATCGAATCGGACGGTAACGATATCAATATAGTCGGCACCGACGGGCGGCGAATGAGCGTATCGACGATCAAGCCGCAGGCTAAAACGCACGATGAATTCGCGGCTGTTGTGCCCGCGGATGCGATGCAAATGTTGCGGCGGATAAAGGCCCACGAGGACGCCTCCGCTTACCTCAAATTCAACCATGATCGTGTATCGATGTTAATTGGCGGATCGACCGTTGTCAGTAGCCTGGTGGCCGGTAGTTTCCCAAAATGGCGCGATGTTGTTCCGGACGAAACGACGGACCTGGCGACAATCGAGGCCGGCATACTCCGCCACGCCGTGAGGCAGGCAGCGAAACTGACAAACGAAGAATCGAGACATATCAAATTGACCATTCAGCAGGGCCAGGCGGTCATATCGAGCAGCAGCCCGGATTCCGGCGAGGCCTGGATATCGTGTGAGGCCGACTACGACGGAGACGCGATCGAAATCGGGCTCGACCCAGCCTTCGTGCTCGACGCGATAGCGGCCGCGGGCGATTCCGATATAGTCGATATTATGTTCAACGATGCGACAACGCCGATCCTGCTCCAATCGCAGGACGACGCCCGCACCGTTATAATGCCGGTAAAGCTCGAATAACTAATCGTCTACTAATGTGTACCAAATTAGTATTTCGGGATAAAGGTATAATCATATGAGCAAAATTGAATGGACGGATGCGACCTGGAATCCAATTGTCGGCTGCTCGAAATGCAGCCCAGGATGCGATAACTGCTATGCCGAGCGAATGGCGAAAAGGCTGTCAAAAATGCCGCAGACCGCCGGTCTGTACTCCGCGTACGTCATTGACGACGCAGGCTGGACCGGGCGGACAGCCTGGGCCGGCTACCCAACCATGACCAAGCCGCTGCACTGGCGCAAGGCGCGACGGGTCTTCGTCTGTTCTATGGGCGATCTGTTCCACGAAACCGTCGCCTTCGAAATGATCGACCGGGGTTTCGCGATTATGGCGAGGTGTTCGCAGCACACATTCCAAATATTAACAAAACGACCCGAGCGGATGCTGGAGTACCTATCGCCGAACAGCCCACGATACACCGCCCGAAAGATCTTCGACATCGTCTGCCGGTCGGATCCGCACTCGCCCGGAGTTTTCGACGCCGACGCCGCCTGGCCGCTGCCGAATGTCTGGGTCGGCGTGACCGCCGAGAACCAGGAGGCAGCCGACGAGCGCATCCCCCTGCTGCTGCAAACACCGGCGGCGGTCCGATTCGTTTCTATCGAGCCGATGCTGGGGGAGGTCGACATCTCATGGCATCTCACGGGCTGCATCGATTGGGTCATCTGCGGCGGGGAGTCCGGGCCGGGAGCCAGGCCGATGCACCCCGACTGGGCCAGGAGCCTCCGCGATCAGTGCCGCGATGCGGGCGTCCCGTTCTTTTTCAAACAATTGTCCGGTGCGTCTAAGCGCCAACGAAAGTCGATACCAAATGACCTTCAAATACAACAGTATCCGGAGAAAAAAAACAAATGAAAAAACTAGTGATTACGCTTCTGGCGGGCATGGCTGCGGTTTGGGGCGGGGCGACGCTCGCCGTGATCGGTAGCGTCCGCAACAGCGCCCTGGCCGAGGGCTCGCCCAAGGTGCTCATAAATCAGGGAGCAAGCGAATGAGCAACCCTAAAATCCATCCGCCCTACGTCTGGTTCGGCGGCAAGCGAAAAGTCGCACCGCTGGTCTGGCGTGAACTCGGCGACGTGTCAAACTATATTGAGC